TACATTTCCAACAACATGGAGATTGGAGGTTGGGTTCACCGTTCCAAGTCCTATGGACTTGTCCCCAACATCTACGTGGAAAGTATCCTCATCCACGGTGAGATCGGAGCTGACATACACATTTCCAACAACATGGAGATTGGCGTCGGGAAACTTGGTCTCAACACCAACCCTCTTGTTTACCATGTCCACGTGGAAAGTATCTTCATCAACGGTCAAGTTCGAGGATACATACACATTTCCAACAACATGGAGTTCGGCATCCGGACTTTTAGTTTTGATACCAACTTTATTTCCCGTCGCATCGACGTGGAAAGTATCGGCGTCTACAGTGAGATCCGAGCTCACATACACGTTACCAACGACATGGAGGTTGGCATCGGGAAACTTGGTCTCGACTCCGACACTATGTGTCGTCGTGTCTACATGGAGAGTGTCTTCGTCCACTGTTAGGTTTGAAGAAACATAGACATTACCGACAACGTGAAGTTCGGCGTCGGGGTTTTTAGTTTTAATACCAACTTTGTTTTCCACCGCATCGACGTGAAGAGTGTCTTCGTCCACTGTTAGGTTTGAAGAAACATAGACATTACCGACAACGTGAAGTTCTGCGTCGGGTGTTTTTGTTTTTATACCTACGCGCTGCGTAGATGCCTCGGCGTGAAATGTGTCGGTAGCGATAGTCAGATCATCTGATATGTAGGTGTTACCAACGACATGGAGCTCAGCGTCTGGTACCTTTGTGTTAATACCCACGTGGTCGTTGGTGGTGTCTACGTGAAAGGTGTCGGTGTCAATCGTTAGATCAGAGCTTATATACGTATTACCAACTACATGAAGATTGGCTTGTGGGTTTTTGGTCTCGATTCCTACGGAATTGGTTGTAGAGTCCACATGTAGAGTGCCGGTATCCACGGTCAAATTGGAAGACACATAGGCATTACCAACAACGTGGAGTTCAGCATCTGGATCTGTCGTCTTGACACCTAATTTATCTCCGACGGAAACTATATCACTCAAGTATGTGTTTCCATTCACTACCAAAATGTTAGAACCAAACTCGTCAACATATAAGTTTGAACCCACATCAAGGGTGTGCATTGGATTTGTGTTGAGCACACCCACGTTCGCTTCTGTGTAGAGGCGACCATACACGTGTACATTGATATCTTCACTCACGAGAGGTGTGATGACATTACTATCCGCACTACTTTCAGTGAAACTCATGACAATTTCTTTAGAACTTTCCAAAAACCCAACAGTCACATTCGATTGTGGACGTGTCATGATAAGACCTAGGTCGAGTGTCGTATCCCCGGATGTATTATTTTGACCCAATTCGATGATGGCATCCTTGATTTTAAGGTTTTCAGTGACGATTGATGTGACACCACCATTAACGGTGAGGTTACCATCCAAAAGAACACCACCAGAAACAACAAGAACATTCGACCCCACATCATCTACATACACATTTGAACCAATACTTAATGTGTGACCGGGAAAGAGATTCGAGACACCCATCTTTCCAGCTGTAACAATACCTGTATCAGGACTTAAAAATTGGACAGTGTTTGATGTTGTGTTACCACGGTCTGTTGTGGCTTCTAGGGTTTGACCACCGACGAGTGCGTTAGCACTTTCACCAGATTCAGACAACTCACCTGTTTCACGATTGTACATCATTAGAACAATATTCGGATCAACAATATCATTTCTAAACCTTACTGGTGACATGTAGATACTTCCACTGTTTGGTGTCGTTACCAGTGTGTTACTGGCGTTAATAATAATGGTATTTTCAGCCTGAACATCGGAGTCTGGGACATTCTTACCGAACCTAATTTTGGTTGAACGTTCCACCGTCGGCAAGTTCTTGACCATTTAATATAGTTGGGCATTTTAATTTGCATACAAAAGTCCAGCCATGCCATTCTCGATACGGAGGATGTTGTAATTGACTGCGTATATGGGATCATTGATAGGCATGGTCTCACTCATGATCTTAGCTGATGTGAGACGACTAAAATTCAGAGTACCTGTAGGCTGTAGAGAACTGGTGGAGAGACAGAAACAGTACAAGAAGAAGTCCGGAGAAGTTACAAAGTTTGTATGGTAGTAACTCATGACATCTATAAAGTGTGGCTTCCCCCATCTGTAATTACTCACATCGAGACCGTTGATGTTCAGTTTAATCTTATTCGTGGGCGATGTAAGTGCACCATCAGTTGTGGTGTCTGAAGACGCAAGGTACTTTACGGGGTGGTTGAATGTGAGATCCTGTATGACTGTACCCGAAGCAATATTCTTTTGAACTTGGGTGATCAAGAGATTGTGTTTCTTCGTCGCGACGTTTCCACGCTCTTCGTTATCGAGATAGTAATAGTTGGCGAAGCATTCGACGTTGTAATCGGATGCAACAGTTGCCCAGTGAATACGAATTTCGACATTATGGTAGTTTAGAGCCACGAGAGGGAGTGCATTTTGAGGTCCTTCACAGAAGAAGAAACGTAAGGGGTAAAAATGTGAGCGAGCGCTCACACCTGGATGTGTACCTAACGCACTCTTGGAAACATTTTGAGCGAATGTATCGATGGCGATTTTCTCTGTGAAAATCGCATCTTGACTATCAACGAGGGAACCACCGATGTAGAGTTCCACCTTATCAATAATCGTATCCCACCGCTGAATGTCAAGGGCTTGGGCCGTATCATCGATTGTAAAATAGACGTAGCCGAGGAGATCTCCAGAACGTTCGAATTGAACACTGGACATAGAATTGTTTTTCACAGGTCCATGGATGACTTGTTTTTCGATGGACTGTGAAAAATTAGCATGCCGTTTAAAGGTCGAGCTAAAGAAAGATATTTCGGGATCACCAGTGATATATTCATCCTGGGCTCCAATAGCGATCAATTGCACGACACCTGCTGACATGGTATACTACTTTAAGGGGAGAAAATTACAAATTGGGTTTTCTACACACGAAACGGAGAACTAAAAAGTTATCTTTCTCGGGAGTTGATGGTACGATCAGGTTTCCATCTTGATTTCTGATGTTTATATTTAATCGATCAATACGACGAATTGGATCGATATATTGGGTCACAACGGGGTAGTTATCTTTGTAGTCAATAACAAGATCTTCAGACTTTACAAGACTCGCGAACGAATTCCGTAGAATACTGAGGGGAGCTTGTCCATCATAAACGTTTGATGTACGATCATTGAAAATGGAATCGAGTTGTTCAATGGATACATAACAATGTTCAGTAGCAACATTGGAATGAATGCGAGCAGCGAGGAGTCTAGCCTGAACAACATTCTTCAGTGGTTGACTGAGAAAGCAAGTGAAGGTGTTCGCGCTATCCTGACCCAAGGTATCGACTGTGATTGTGTGGTACTCATAGTTGAGATCGGGAATCGTCTCCGTGGGTGAAGTAATGAGAGCCATTTATAGTTAGCTTAGATTAAAGATCCGCCGATTCCATCCTCAATCGCGTAGCCAGCGTGGTCATCAACAAGTTGTTGGGCACCACAGAGACCACCCGGGGTAAGACCTAAAGTATAGGCATCATCCTTCTTACCCGAACCTGGGGTACACTCGAGACTGGGCTTGAGATCGAAGATGGACGCTTCGGAAACAGCCTTGATCTTGATTGGCCTGGGTTGGTACGCACTGATGTTACGGGTGAGTGCGAGGGCGACAATCAGTAGGATCAACACGATGACAGAAGTGATCGCGTTGCGGTTGGCTTGATTCAACTTGAACATTTATTATAGGTGTACATTTTTTTAAAGTGCGTTAAAGATATTTTTTTTAGTTTCTACATAGAGAGTAGATGGACGAAGAAATCATTCTTGACCGAGGAAATACTACTGTGATGAAATTGGATGCTGATGAACAGGCGCTTATGGATGAGATTGAAATCTCAGCACCTCGTCCCAAACCTGTTCCCCGTCCAGTACACAGGCAAGCACCCCCTCAGCAACAGACCCATCAAGAGGCGATGGATGCTTTTGTGAATCCCAATAAACAATCCGCTCCTGTACATTCTCAACAGGATGAAGAGATTGACTATGGCGAAAATGAACCTACTTTCTATGACGATGAACCAATGGGTGGTCCAGGACCTGAGGAAGAGCAACCTTCAAAGGGGTACACTTCAATTGACGAGGAGAAGTCGGACCTCATTAATAAGCTTGGACGCCTCGAGAAGAAGGGGTTCGCTGTGAACAAGAGACTCACAGCGTATTCGAACATAGACGAATTACGTTCGGAGGTGAAGCGTATCACCTATAGCATAGATGTGGAACAGTCGGTTCGATTCTCGAGGCGTATGTTGATCGCTTGTGTGACTGGTTTAGAGTTTTTGAATAAACGCTACAATCCTTTTGAAGTTCAGCTCGAGGGTTGGTCCGAGTCTGTAATGGAGAATGTCGATGACTATGATGGTGTGTTTGAGGAGTTGTATGTAAAGTATCGCTCGAAGGTCAGTGTCGCCCCTGAAGTGAAGTTGATTATGATGTTGGGTGGTTCGGCAATGATGTTCCACCTGACGAATAGTATGTTCAAGTCGGTGATGCCCAATATGAACGATGTGATCAAACAGAACCCAGATCTCGTGAAGAATATGATGTCGGCGGTCCAGAACACAACTAGAAACACAGGTGGGCCATCTGATAATGCTCCCGTGGGTGGCACGAACAATGGTGAATATGAGATGCAGGGTCCGGGTGTAGATATCTCGAGCCTCATGGGTGGTATCATGATGCCCCCACCACCCCCGATGAACACTACGATGGGTGAGGCCCCCCAGGCACCCAGTCTTGATGACGATGATGTTTCGGACATCATTTCCATCTCAGGAGACTCCACTGGGGGTGAAGTCAAGGAGGTAAACGTCAGTGGCGCCACCAAAGCGAAGCGTACTCGACGAAAGAAGAAGACGGAAATTAATCTCTAAATATATATAAATGATAGCGTATTGTCCGCTGGAGGATCTGGAACCTCCCGCTCGACAGCAGAAGGCTGTCGAGGAGCCCGAGGTCGAAGAGGTTGAACCTCAGATCGGTCTTGAAGAAACTGAAATGAATTACGTCATCATGGCTTTCATTGCCGGCGTGATTGTATTAGCCGTCTCTGATTCCATCAGGGCGTAAATGAACTATGTCTACCGCGGGGTATCCCCTCGTAGTAAATTTAGTATGTGAATGTTTTCTTAGTTTCGGAGTCATCGTTGAACTTTATTGTTTGGAGACCCCCACCAATAGAAGAGAGAAGTTCCACATGTATGTCATATGCAAATTCTTGTATCGATGCTGCACCATCAGCGGGTAGGACTGTAATTTTATTCGATGTTGTCGTCACTATAGGACTCCAGGGATAGGCATTTGTTCCTCCGAATAGATTCTTCGTACCTACGGCAATGTCTTCACTCGATGCAGTTCCATCACTCGTACCTCCATGAACCTCTAGAATCATCGTACTTATGTTTGATACCGTAGAAGTTTCCCTAAGCATCATAACACATTTAGCATAAAATGCATTATTCGCGAATGTCAATGTAATATCCTTACCTTGTCCAGACGTTAAAGTGAATGCATTTGAATATTTTTTGTCAGCCACACCATCAGAGTTTGTGATGACACCACCATTCACATGAAGTGATGTATTCGCTGTAGCACCATCAAGACCGATGGCGACCTCATTACCGAGATCAATCGCACCTTGTACCGTGAGGTTATTCCTCACCGTTAGGTTACTTTTTATCATCGTTTCAGTTGAACTGGGTTCTATGAAGACATTACCGAGAGTGTCCCCGTAAATATTGGAGACACCCCCAGTGGTCTTGAACTCTATAATGGCATTACTCGAAGAGTCCTCCACTCGTGCCACACCATCATACACATGGAATTGGGTCATTGGGTTTTCTGTACCTACACCAACGTTACTCGTATGAACAATGTGAAGTCCATCAGCTTCGACACTATTGTCGGTCGCACCAATCGTAATACCAGAAGTTGTGTGTGTCGAGTTTCTGAAGCCTCTCACGTAACCACCGTAGTTATCGGTTGTGTAGAGAAGTATACCAGTCTTTTTGTTTGTCCCAGGACTCTCGAGCTTGAGCATGTCCAGATCAGTCGTTATGGGATCATAAAGGTGAACATTTGACACCGGAGACTCTGTACCTATACCAAGACGACCGGATTCATCGAACCGTGCGAATTCTACATCAGATGCCACACCAACCTTGTGTGTAAAAGTTAGAGGACGCTTAGCACCACCATCAGAAATATTACGAATGATGTTCACCGATGGATCATCTGAAGTTGTCAAGAAAGCTAAACCTGTAATGATAAACGAACCACCCGCGGCGAACTCAATGTCACCATTCACCTTTAGTTTCGTCGCAACACTACTCACAGTTGCATCCGTACCACCTACGACAACGACACCACTCGGAGCAATAGACATTGCGAGGTTTGTATCTACTACACTATCAGGGTCGACGACGACGTTAGAGGATGTAAATGTTTTGAAAAGATGTTGTGGTGCGAGGTAGTAGATGCGATCGGGACCTTCTTGTGCGTCACCGCCACCATCATTACCTTTGAAAATGAGAAGTTCTGTCTTTCTAAAAGTTGGGTCATACACTCGTTCCTGTAAGTAGCAGTTACCAAAGATGTCATTCTCCAAACCACCAAACGTTATTTTTTCTCCGACAACGACATTTCCATTCACCTCTAACCTTTCGCGAGGTGCATCTGTAGCTATGCCGATGTTTCGTGATGTACCCTCTATGAATAAAGCGGTCGCGGTTGGTTCAGAAACTTTTTCATAGTCCTCCGTAATCCTGAAATCACTAGATGCACCTGTAACACCCACAGACCATCCAGTTAGAGCTGTATCGTTATCACTCTGGACATACGAAGTAAAGGCGTTACCACTGGCTACGTCCGTTTGCATGGCTACGATGGCATCACCAGACGATTCGTGGTTATGTACCAAAATACCATTACCTGCTCCTTCATCACCAACAGGATTTCCTATACCGGTAGCATATACTTCGAGGTGTGCAGATGGTTGAGTCGTACCGATACCCACACGTCCATCTGCGCGTAAAGTTAGAACCTCTGTTCCATCTGTGTAGCGGTCATCTGCGAGGTAGATATCAAGTTTGGATTTGGATTTTCCAACTGTGTTATCATATTTTCCCATCTTGAACGTGGCTCGCACACCATCACGATCCGCATTACCCTCACGGCTGAGATGCATCACATCAGCAACATCAGTACTTCCACCAACAATAGCCGTGACGTTAGAGACTGTCAAGGGAGCTGAACGGTGGTTAAATGCGTTTCGGTATTGAATTGGTGTGTTGATAAAAACGGAGCCACCCGAAGTGTGAAGACGACTTTGGGGTGTCGCAGTGCCCACACCAACATTACTCGATTCAAGGATAGTCATCTTTGGGGCTCCCATCACATTCGAGGTGCTCGCGTAAAAGTTAAGACCCTTCCCACTTTTGACGATGTTCTCCACTTTATTCTCACCAGTGACAGGGTTAGAATAGATGCGCATCGATGTATTCCCACTGATTCCACCCCAAACATTTCCATACACTGTGGCATTACTCCCCAATACGTGAACATTTCCAGAGACGGTGAGTGACTCGGTCGGTACAGTTGTCGCTATACCAACTTTTCCGTTAGATGCAATACGTATGCGTTCTGCATTTTTTGTTTTGAATCGAATGTTTTGGTTAGAACTCGAAGTGCTCGCACCGTAAACCTCGATGGAGCTTACGTTGGAAGCAGTTGGACCGGATTTAAGAGTGAGTACATTTGAAGTACTGTCTCCACCATATCTATCTGCATGAAGTGTGACACTCGACGCCGATGAAACGACATCTGTCACAAGATTTGTCGTCGCCACGTTTCCGAGAACCGTGAGGACGTTCTCTGCGTTAATGTTCGCAAAGATCTTAGCACCTATAGAAAGTGTATCTGTTGGTGTTAGATTCGATATACCCGACGGTGCCGTTCCGGTCGTACGCAAAGCATTCATTTGCACATTACTATTGATGATCACAGGTGCTTCGGCTCCGGGGCTCATCGTCAGTAAACCACCGACTTGTAAACCACCGGGACCTACAAGAAGACGTTGTGTATAGACATTACCACTCGAATGGAATACATTCGAACCAGTATCTTCCAAGAATACATTCGATCCCACATCGATCGTGTGTACGGGATTTATATTCGAAAAACCAACATTTCCATCGGTGTACAACTGACCATACACGTGAAGGTTCACGGTGTTTGAGTCAAAGGT